ATCAAAGATATTGGGTGCTGTTTTGCTTAGCAACAGCGCGGCCCTTTGACCACGCGCACGGCGACAATCATGAGTTTATTTCCTGGATAAACAAGCAGCACAAGGAATTTGAGCCAGACGAATTTAATCGGCTACACAAAGATTATCCACGAAACTTTACGGCGCACATGTTGAATAAAATACAATTTCAGGAGGCCAAATAATGGACACCAAATCCACCCTCCTTACCCTCCTCGCCTCCACCACCGAGCCGCGCTGGACCATCTCCGCCATAGCCCGCGCCGCCGGCGTCCCGTGGTGGGCCGTGCGTCGCTACGTGCGCGAGCCGGGCGCGGGGCTGCGTGAGGAATACCAGACGCGACTGGATAAGTTCGCGCGGGAGGTGAATAAATGAAGTTTGAAATGTTACCAATAAATTTGGAGCGCCATAATCAATTTGCGACAAAGGCACGGGCGCAATACTTCGCCCTGACGGAAACAGCGCGCACAGGGCGACACCACCACGTCACACTCACGCACGCCAACCGCGGCTACGATACCTATCAGTGCTATACCGCGGTAATGACACGGAGGGTGAAGTGATGGACGAATCCGTCTACACCGTCGAAGGCCCGCACGGGCGCGCGGACGTACTGCCGACCGCCGACGGGCGCTACATGATCTACCGCTGGCACAACGGCGGGCTGTTTATCGAGGGCGCGTGGTCCGCGATTGAAGACGCGGCGAAATGCGCGCGCGCCGTGACGGGATGCGAGTATGGCAATGATACATAATCGCCGTTTCGCCCTGTGTTTACAGGCGTTTCACGCGTGTGAAAAAAGTCTTGACATCCGTGAAAATCTGTGATACAATGACATCAGATTTGAATGAGGTCAACGCAACCAAGGAAAGGAAAAGACAATGAAAGATATGCTTAGAAACGGCAACACGGTGTTAGAGTTTGACCCAGAGCGTAAAGAAATCTCTGGAAGCGACATGAAGGACCAGTGCAACATGCCCGCCTGTTATAGCAAAAACAAGCGCGGCATTGCCAAGGCATGGGCGGTGCTGAAAGCGGCGTGGAATGATGAGATGACGATGTATTCCGCCTGCCACGTGTTGGATGATTGCGGGATCCGCATGCACACATGGTGCATGATGGATTAAATTCTACAACCAGCCGGGCGGCAACCAAGGCCGCCCGGCACTACAGGAAAGGAACCTATGAAAACATTACGACAACGACGAACCGAAGCGGGCCTGACATTGACGCAACTCCGCGACGCGACCGGGCTGTCTATCGGCCTGCTGTCCGGCATGGAGACCGGCGGCAAGACAATCACCGAGCGGAGCGCGCGCCTGCTTGCGCCCGTGCTGGGGTTGAAAAAATGGCATGTGCTTGTGAGGGTCGAAAAATGACCAGCACACAGCAAGCACTGACCGACGCGCTCGAATGGCGCGCACGCCTGCGCCGCTGGCAGGCGATGAAAGACGAAGCCGAACGCCTCGACGGGCTGGTAGTCCACCGGGACCGGCCCAATGACGGCGTGCCGCGTAAGCGCGTGGCGATCGTCACGAAAAACTGGGGGAGGGAAACATGAAGCCGCAAAACATCCCGATTCCCGGCACGCCCTACACTATCACCTTTGACGGTGACATCTGTTGGACACTGCTGGAATCCAAAACCGTTTTGAAGGGCAAAACCGCCGGGACGGTCCGGGAAACGCCGATTAGTTACCACGGCACCCTGGGACAGGCCCTCACAAACTGTATAAGGCGGCTGGGGGCGGCAACGCCGCACGAGGCGATACAGGACTACATTGACGAATTAAACGCCTCTGAACGCCGTATACAGAAAATCGCCGAAAACTGGCAGGGGAGGATGTCATGATTGTCACCATCCCCCCCGCACACCTTGACACAGGCGGCAGCGGACGTGATCGCCGCCGCGATAATTGAAACATAGGAAAGGGAAAAACATGATAGACAAATCAGAATCAAAAACAGTTAGCGGAGTGAAACTCTACCGCTGTATTAACGCGGACGGATCGCGCGGCGGCTGGGTGAGTGATTCTGCGCGGGTATCCGGCCGCGCGCCGGTATCCGGCTACGCGCGGGTATCCGACAATCGCGCGGCGGAATCGCCACTATATGTTCAAGGCACACGCCACGCGGCCACGAATTGCACATACGGATACATTGCAATCGGCTGTGAGGTGTATGATTTCGAGACGTGGCTGCACTGCTACCACGATATCGGCGTACAGCACGGATACACGCCGGAACAAATTTCCGAGTACAAGAGGATTATTGATTTTATTGTCGCAAACGGAAAGTAGAAAGGGACAAAAATGCACGACAGGACACAGATAGACGGCGGCGACCTTGACCGCCATATAACGCAGTATCCCGAAGCGGGGCGGTACAGCGATTCGATAGGCGACGCGGAATGCGCCGTCCACGACGCTAACAAACGGTGGCTGCGTGATCACCGCGCGAATATTAAGACGCTGTTTGACAGTTGGCGGAGCGCCATCGAAGAAGTTTGGGCTGACAACACGACCGCTGATCTGGACGATGAGTTTATCCCGATGGCCGCAATCGCCGAACTGATGGAAGACGCGGACAACGAGGTGAAGCACCACGAATACACCAAGCGGCAGGGCCGGAACCTTGGAGGGCTTGAATAATGGACACCAAAATCGCCGACATGAACGTATACCAGCGCCTTCGTCACGCGCAAAGCCAACTGGCAGCCGTGGCGAAGGACGGAACGAATCCGATGTATTCCAAAAACGGCAAGGCCAACTACGTATCGCACGACGCTGTTGTGCGCTACACGCGGGACGCGCTGATTAACGCGGGGCTTGTGTACAACGTGGACGCGGCCGACTTTGACGCGGAGGCCAAATGGGTCCGCTTCACCTGCGAGTTTATCAATGTGGACCGCCCAGATGAACGTGTGACATTCCACAGCCCCCCCTACCCACTTGACGGCAAAGACCAAAGCCGCGGCGCAACCACTTCATACGCCAAAAAGTACGGCCTGCTTATGGCGCTGCTGCTTCCTACCGCTGAAGACAGCGACGCGCCGCCCAAAGCCGCGCCCGTCGATGATGACGAAGCGGAACGCCGCGACATGATGCGCGAAATAATAAGCGCACAGAAAAGCCTAGGCTGGGACAACGAAGCAATGGGCGCGTTTGTCAAGGCGACCATCGGCAAGTCAACTAAGTCCGCGACCATCACCGACCTGCACACGCTGATTAAAGCGTTTGCCGCGCAAATCGAAGCGGCCGAACAGAAGGAGCCCGAACATGCCTGAATTCAAGATGCCTCACATCAATTGTATCTTTTTAAGCGGCCGCCTTTTGCGTGATCCTGAATTGAAATACGGCGCGAACGGGACCGCGTACATTAAGACGGGTATCGCCATTGATGACGGATTCGGCGACAAGAAAAAAACGTATTTTCTTGACATCGCCGCGTTCGGCAAACTTGCGGAGCGCATGCACCCTGAACTGTCCAAGGGCGTTCCGGTGTACGTGGAAGGTCGCTTGTCCATTGAAGAATGGGAGGCGAAGGACGGCTCCGGCAAGCGTTCCCGCGTGGTGGTGCTGTGCAATCGCCTTGACCGCCTGACATGGCCAGACAAGCAGGAATACCTGGAAGGCGCGGCGAAGTCCACGCAGGACAACACGCCCGCCCCCGACGACGATATACCGTTCTAGATTTTCGCCGCAATCACGCGGCACCCCGGCGGGCGGGTCAACTTGTACCGGGCTCGCTCGCCGGGTAACTGAAAAAACAAATAAGGATAGAGAAAATGCGTGTAGATATTTCTGATGGAAAAATACACATAAACATGATGGACTTGATGGAATCCATTGATAAGGATTCAAAGATAGAGATCATTGATGCGCTGGCTATCAGCGATGATGTTATCTCTTTTGTGACTGACCAAATTATGCACGAATGGACGCCGCTTGATAGCCGTGGATATACAGACTGTGTGTTGTCCGACACACCGGGAACTCCAATAAATCAGGCCCGCCGCAGGATTGCCAAAGAGTCCGGCGAAGTGGCACGCAAGGAAATTGAAGGACTGGAGCGAGCGATAAGAATCGAAAGGGATCGTGCTGAAAAACTGCTGCAGGAGATTACAGAATTGAAATATTGCGGACGCGCATAGTGACGCTCGCTCGCCGGGAACCAAAACAACCAACCAAGGAGAGAAAGAAATGAAGATCAAAATCACATTAACCGAAGGGATGCTGGGAACGGCCAGCGCAAACCCCGAAGTCCACGCCGAATTTATCGCAAGCAAATCGGCGGATGCGGACAAGAAGAAAGAGGAACTGGAAAGCCTGCCTGCCGACGAACTCATTGAAAAGAGCATGACCGTTTTTCCGCGAATGGACGACGGAACGCCCATGCTCTACGACTATCAGTTGAAGGGCTTCCTGAAGGAAACGCTCGGTATCCTGCTGGATTTTTCCGAGCCGGATTGCAAAATCGGCAAAGCGAAGTTGTCCCGGTGGACCTACAAAAAGATCGTTGACAATGCCGTTATGGTCGGCCCCCGCAAAATCGCGCTTAACCTGCCGGCCGGCGCATCCGTGACCCATTGCACGCGCCCGTTACGCGCCGAAACGATGCGCGGCGAGCGTGTAGCCCTGGCCACCTCAGAGGAAGTTCCGGCGGGCACGACGTTTGAGTGCCAGATCACAACCTTGGACAAGCACTTGGACGCGCTCATGGTCAAGTGCCTGGACTACGGCGCAAACAAGGGTATCGGCCAGTGGCGCAATTCCGGCAAGGGCCGGTTCGTCTGGGAAGAGATTGCGTAAAGCACGCGACTTGAAAGTTGAATAGCGACGGCGAAGTGGGGCAGGGCGCTACGGCGAATAGATGAGCAAAGGCAAAGCGCAGCCGGGCGCGGAGGGGAGATGCAAAGGCGGTACGGCGCGGCGCTGGGCACGGCACAGATTGGCAAAGGCTCGGTAGCGAAATGTGACGCCAAGCAAAGGCATAGCACGGACGCGATCTGACTGGCAAAGGCATGGCGACGCGAAGAAACGCAGCGTGAAGCTAAGGCGACGATGAGAAAGGACCGGATGCGAAACGACGGGCGACGCAACGCAAAGGCTCGGTAACGCGAGGTGAAGCACAGCAATGGCATGGCGCGGCTGTGCGAAGATTGGCAACGGCGACGTATTGACGGGCGCGTCTGGGCGCAGCAAAGGCAAGGCGGCGAGCCGACAGACGGCGCGGAGCAAAGGCATGGAAATGCGAAGACGGGATTAGCAAAGGCTTAGTTAGGAAACGCGAAGTAATGCACAGCAAAGGCTTGGCATAGCCACGAAGGGCAAAGCCAAGGCACCGCACCGCACCGCAAAGATCCGACTAGATCAAACAAACTTAATAACAGGAAAGGGAAACTCATGAAAGCAATCGGCTTCGACGCGGCGCGTAACAGCACCGGCTACGCGTACCGCAACGGCCAAATCTGGGTGACGGGCACGTTCAATATTTATGACTACGCCAAAATCATCTACGTGATAAAGCACGCCTGTCAGGACGGCTGTACACACGCGGCCATAGAAGACCCGTTCGGCGGGCCGTCCATCAGCGTGTTCAAAGCACTACAGGACGCGGCAAGCCGCATACAGCAACGTTGCGAAGACGCGGGCCTGCTGTGTGTTCCCATCCGCGCTATCGAATGGCAGGCCGCGCAGGGCTGCTTGAAGCCGCGGGGACAGACGAAGCAACTCGCGCGGGAACTTGCGGTGGTATTGGGCGCGGAATCGTACCTGACACAGGACGAAATAGACGCGGTGTGCTTGTGCGATTACGTCAGCCAGAACATGGGCGACATGGAAGGCCGGTGGCACGGGCTGGGCGGAAAGGTGGTGAAGAAATGAGCGACTACAAAACATTCCTTGATCGCAAGACTCACACGGGACTAGACCACGGCTTCGACCCAGTATGGATGCCGGATATGTTATTCCCATTTCAGGAATCACTAACAGAGTGGGCCTGTCGCAAGGGCCGCGCCGCCGTGTTCGCTGATTGTGGACTTGGCAAAACGTTCATACAGTTGGTGTGGGCTGAAAACGTAGCGCGTAAAACTGGCGGGCGCGTGCTGATTTTAACGCCGCTTGCCGTCTCATTCCAGACCGTGCGAGAGGGCGAAAAGATCGGCGTTGAGGTGACCCATCGGCGGGAAGGCATCAAGTCAGGCGACCGTATCGTGGTGACGAATTACGAGCGGCTCCACTATTTTGACCCGAACGATTTTCAGGGCGTGGTGTGCGATGAAAGCAGCATCCTGAAGCATTACACGGGTTCAACGCAGAAGAACGTTACACGGTTCCTAACAAAATTACCGTATCGCTTGTTATGCACAGCAACGGCGGCACCTAATGATTACGTAGAACTCGGCACATCAAGCGAGGCATTAGGAGAGTTAAGTAATTCCGAAATGCTAACACGTTTTTTCAGGTACCGCGATGACAAGGGACAGAAACAGGATGAGCGTGAAAATGATTTCTATGAACTGGCAGAATCGTATTACGGCAAACTATCATTCCGTGTGTCGCAAACGATAGGACAGTGGCGATTAAAGAAACATGCGGTACGTCCATTCTGGCAATGGGTATCATCATGGGCGCGGGCATGTCGTAAGCCGTCTGACCTAGGCTTTGATGATAACGGATTCATCTTGCCTGAACTACATGAGAGACAACACATAATCAAACCAGATACCCCGCCGGATGGTTATCTGTTTTGTCTTCCGGCGTTTGGCCTATATGAAGAACGGGAAGAACGGAAACGCACAATAAAAGAACGGTGTGAGTTTGCGGCACAACTGGCGGCACATGACCAGCCCGTAGTTGTTTGGTGTCACACAAACGCAGAGGGCGACTTGCTTGAAGATATTGTGCCAGATGCGCGGCAGGTTGCAGGGAGAACGCCAGACGATGAAAAGGAGGCTATTTATCAAGGTTTTGTTAATGGCGATATTCGCGCCTTAGTTATCAAGCCTAAAATAGGCGCATGGGGTCTGAACTGGCAGCATTGCGCCCATGTAATTACATTTGCGTCACATTCCTATGAACAGTATTACCAGAGCGTTAGAAGGTGTTGGCGTTTCGGGCAGACCAATGAAGTAACAGTAGACGTGATAGCAACGGAAGGCGAGCAACGAGTAATTGAAAACATGCAACGAAAATCAGACCAAGCATCTGTGATGTTCCGTATGTTAATTGAAGAAATGGGTAACGCAAAAACAGAAACAATAGATAATAGTTTCACAAAAAAAGAGGAGGTTCCGGTATGGCTGTAAAAGAACAAGTATTGAAAGATGATTATGCTTTGTATTGTGGTGACTGTATAGAAACTATGCGATCACTACCAGATGGATGTGTTGATGTTTCCATCTACTCTCCACCATTCGCCGGACTATACCAATACTCGAGTGACCCGCGCGATATGAGCAACGCAGTAAACAAGGATGAATTTTTTGAGCATTACGGCTACTGTGTTGCAGAGATTGCACGACTGACAAAGCCGGGACGGATTAGTGGCGTGCATTGTATGGACATACCATTATCTAATGCCGGATGTGATGCGATGTTTGACTTACCAGGTCATATTATCGCGATACATGAAGCGCACGGTTGGGCTTACGGTGGGCGGCGCGTCATATGGAAGGAGCCTCTATTGGTACGAAATAGGACTATGATGAAGTCATTACATCATAAGACTATCTGTGAAGACAGTACACGGTGCTCCATTGCAAACGCCGATTATTTACTTATGTTCCGGCGCAAAGGTGATAACAAAATTCCAGTGACCCATGAATACGGGTTAACCCGCTATGCTGGGGAGCGCCCAATGCCACAAGAATCACTTGAGTACAAAGGGTGGACAGGCTCACAACTCGAGAATAAATTTTCTCATTGGATTTGGCGTCAATACGCTTCTGCAATTTGGGATGACATCCGTATTGATAGGGTGCTCCCGTTTAAGGCGAGCAAAGACACTAATGACGAAAAGCATGTCCACCCCCTCCAACTCGACGTTATCGAGCGGGCCTGTGTGCTCTGGAGCAACCCCGGCGAAGTGGTGCTCACCCCGTTTATGGGCGTCGGTAGTGAATGCTACGGGGCCGTGATGAACGGGCGCAAGGCACTTGGCATTGAACTCAAGCCGTCGTACTACAAACAGGCAGTCCGCAACCTTGAAAGCATGAAAGACATCAAGGCCGAAACGGGAGTCTTGCTCTAATGGTTCGCCTAACCGAATTGTTTCAACCCCGGCGTGTGCGGTATAATGGGCGCATGCTAAAGTTAGTACATACGAATCAATCTGGTGATTTTAAGCCTCCGCGTGTTGGTCACATATGTGTACTGACTTTAGCAAACGCGGGGGCTTTTTCTTTTTCACGGGGGGCGCACAATGGAATTTTATGAGATACCGACGTGGCGTGATTACCAGCATTACAAAGACCGTAACCCGCCGTGGATTAAACTCCATTATGAGACATTTAATAGCCTTTCATGGGTCGCCATGAATGATGCTAGCAGGGTGCTATTTATTGCTTGCATGCTGATAGCATCACGCCATGATGGAAAAGTTCCCGCCGATCCTGAGTACGTCAAACGTATAGCACACCTAAACCAGAAACCAGACTTTAAGCCATTGATACATAACGGTTTCTTGGTTCCTGCTAGCGCGATGCTAGCGGATGCTAGCACGATGCACACAAATGCTATACCAGAGACAGAGACAGAGACAGAGACAGAGACAGAGGGAGAGGCAGAAGAACGCGCACGCGAGGGAAAGCCCAAACAGCAAAAACTTCCCGGCACTCAACGCATGCCGTTCAAGGACCGGGCCGCCGCGTGCGGGTATTGGGACTTCCACCGCCTGTACCCTGAACATCGGCGCATTGACCCGAAGCGCGTATTGCCGCTATGGGAGGCCGCAATCAAGGAAGAGCCGGAACTGACGCGGCGGACCATAATGGAATACCTGGCCGCCATGATTGATAACGGGGAGTACACCAAAGAAAACGGCGCGTACTGTCCGGGCATGGTGAAGTTTTTTAATGAAAAGAAATGGCTAAGCAAGCCCGTGCGGACCGGGAAACTTGAGATCAAGGAAAATCATGACCCCGATGATGACAAACCATTCGGAAGGAAAATCGTATGCTAGAGAATTTTTTTCTTAAGGGACAGAACGGGTGGGGCGAAATGCCAGACGGGAGCCGCTATCCGAAATACGATGCCGCCGTGGATGTGTGGGAATGCGAGCGGGAAGACCGCGGCACTTTTTACTGGCGCTGGAAAACACATTGTTACGGGGCGCCTGCCGGGTCGTGCAACCGCGTGTTGCAGCCGTATGAGCACACCTACTGCCGCGCCTGTGCCACACAGCACGACCGGGAATGTAAGGAATATCACCGACTCGAAAAGCGGCGTAATATTTTGACGTGCGCTATTGAGGGCGGATCCATGCCGGAATGGTTCAAGAACTGGCAACGCCCCATGATTAAACCACAGCAAGCGGCGGCACTTGTGCAACTGGAAGGCAACGAAAACTGTTGTGCATTTATCGAAGGGCTAAAAGGGCGCGGAAAAACAAGCCTGGTTTCGATTGTACTTTCATCGTACCTTGACCGATGCCGGACAGTGGCATTCGCGGTAGGCCAAACAGTTTACGAATCGCGGCGCAACCGGAATCTGTACCACGCGCTGTGCACAGCGGAGTTGCTTGTGTTTGACGATATCGAGAAAGACAATTTGCACGCGCTGAACGTGGCGCAAATTCATAACATCCTGTCGGTCAGAGAACAGGGGCGACTTCGCACGATTGCCACAAGCGAGATCAGCATGGATAACGTATCCGCGCTGTTTAAAAATTTAAGCAACGACCCGCACGGGACAAGCACACTTGACAGGTTGAATTTTCCAAAAGCGCCATGCTTACAAATTGAGTTGACCGGCGAAAACTTAAGGAGGACGTCATGAACACCATCGAAAAACTAAACGCCGTGATCGACAGCAATGTGCACCAAATCCTTGATCCGCTGGCCGTGCAAGCGGCGCAGGCGGCGATAACGGAAATTGAAACGCTGACCCGCGCGCTGGACGCGGCGTGTGAAGTGCTAGGTATCGCCGCCTGTACGGATGAGCAAATATGCTCCAAGGACGAGACTATCACCTGCGCCGCCTGCTGGCGGCAATACCTTCTGGCGAAGGCCGAACTGGAAAGGACCAAAGGATGAAATGCCCAATCCACAAGACCGTCATGGAACGCACAAAAACGCGATACGGCTATCGCTACGACTGTATGGAGCAGGAATGCACAATGATGTGTTGGGGAGGTGAGACATCTACGCCAGCGGACCAAGAAACACGCGATGCGCGAATTAAGGCGCACGCTTTGTTTGACGCGCTGGACATGAGCAAGGGTCAGCGTTACAGGTGGATGCAAACGGCTATGGACCTGCCGCCAGATTTGGCGCATATAGGCATGTTTAGCGCGGACCAGTGCGCCGCGTTGATAGAAAAGATTAAGCAGGCCGAACGGGAAAGGGACGAAGGATGAAACGCAAACTAATAGCAGAGATTGCGGGGTACGCCTACGCAACGATAGACCTGTACGCCGCGACGCATTCCGAATTCCATCGCGGCCAGTTACTAGCGTACATCAACGCGCTGAACGCTGTCGGTGGTAGGGCGGCAAAGCGGCTGCAAGGCGAACTAAAGAACGTGTACAACGACTGGATAGACGCGCTTAACATGGAGGACGCGCAATGACCTGCCGCACCTGCACGCGCCTACTTGTTGCCTGTGAATATTCCGGGCTTGTCCGCGAGGCATTTCGCGCACGCGGGATAGATGCAATATCTTGCGATTTATTGCCAACAGAAATACCAGGGCCGCATATTCAGGGCGACATACGCGAAATACTACACCGGGATTGGGATTGTATTATTGCCTTCCCCCCGTGCACTGATTTATGCGCAAGCGGGGCGCGATGGTTTGCGGAAAAACGCGCCGACGGGCGACAACAGGCCGCGATAGATTTTTTTATGCTGTTTGCGGATCATCCATGCCAAAAGGTTTGCATTGAAAATCCGGTAGGGATTATGTCCACACTTTACCGCAGGCCTGATCAAATCATACAGCCTTGGCAGTTTGGGCACGGAGAAACAAAAGCAACTTGCTTGTGGTTGCGCGGGTTGCCAAAACTACAACCGACAGATATTGTTAATGGACGAGAAAACCGCGCGAAAGAGCGAAGCCGCACCTACACGGGTATTGCTGCCGCAATGGCTGAACAATGGGGAGATGTATCATGACCTGGCACAACCCCGGCCCCGTTACGCGGTACTGCGCGGCGTGCAAAACAACAAGGAGGATTAAATGAGATTGGCATTTATTTCAGGCCCCTATCGCGCCGCAACACCGAGCGGCATTGTGCAAAATATCCGCAACGCCGAACGCGCCGCTGTCGAATATTGGCGCAAGGGCTACGCGGTAATCTGCCCCCACAAGAATTCAGCGCTATTCGACGGCCTTGCACCGGACTGTGTGTGGCTTGATGGTGATCTGGAACTATTGCGGCGTTCCGACGTGGTGGTGATGATTCCCGGCTGGCAAAAATCAAGCGGGGCGATAAACGAGGAATCACTTGCGATTAACCTTGGCAAAGAAATTCATTATCTTAATGATAATCTTGAATCCATAACGCCGGACCGCGACGGCACGAGAAAGGAAAACACGCATGGCACACCGACGAATTGACTACCCCGCCGCGTCAACCAACCCGATCTATTTCGGCGGCGAGTGGCAACCGTCACCGACGGACAAAAAAGAACAGGCGATACTTGCCGACGTGATAGACAACCACGATTTTCTGAAAATGACAGACGAGCAATGGGACGCATGGCTAAGACATGCTACAACGGATAACTGTATAACGCCCGTCGTTGGTGGGGCTGGCATAGGGTCAGCCCTGCCGCGACGCGGTAGGCCACGGAAGGACGCAAGCAATGAAATGGATTAAATGCAGCGAGCGGATGCCGGAAAAAGAAGGGAGGGTGTTGGTGTGGCATGGCAAATCCAGTTGCTGGGACATCATTGAGTGGACGGGCACACAATGGGATCCGCCCACATCGGAATATGACGCTGTTACCGAATGGATGCCTCTGCCCGACAGACAGGATGGGGACGAATGACACATGCCGATTTGTTGCGCCAAGAGTTTTTTGCAAACGCGTGGCGTGAATTGGCGGGGCGAAAGCCAATCGAATTCAGGAGGATGCCAGACTTGCAAAAATTACGGGAGACGGAATGGAGCGCGGACTTTGAACGCCTGATGCGCAATCGCCTTGTGATGGGCGCAATTCGTTACGGCGCAATCGGCGCGGCGGGAAAGCCAAAGTATGACCGTATCGGCCGCGCGATAAAAGAACTTGACGCGTTCCGAAAAGACCATAACACCGAACGGCTTGTTGATGTCGCAAACATGATGTTACTGCATTTTTGTGAGGGCGACGGCGCGTTTGAGGCTAAAGATGGAGGGATCCATAATGACCCCTTATGATTTCGCACTTGCGCTAAACCCCGAACTGTGCTATAATTCCGGCATGGACGCGATCAACAAAATGCTTACCTGCGCGGGCGGGCGGTTGACACCACTACCTGATTCAATTCACATTCCCTTTCCTTCACTTCCCTTGGTTCCCGCCCGCGCTTATTTTTTTTGGAGCACGCTATGACGCTGCATAAAGATTTCGCAAAGACCGGCCAAATCACCGAACATTTCGCGCTGTCGGAATTTGCCTGCAAGGGCCGCAACTGTTGCGGTGGCGCCGCCCCGATAAATTTTGAGTTGGTATTCCTGCTCGAAAAATTGCGCGCGCTTGTGGGCGGGCCGTTGATTATCAATTCCGGTTTCCGGTGCAAGGTCCATAACGCCCGCGTGGGCGGCGCGAAATTCAGCACGCACATGTTGGGGCTTGCGGCGGACCTGCCGACACCGCAAGGCTTAACGCCTATCAAATTCGCAAACATGGCCCGAAAAGCGGGCCTGCCGAATGTCATTAAATACGATTGGGGCATCCATTGCGATATCCGGTCGTGGTAAGGAGATCCAAAATGACCCGAAGCATCGTAACACTGGCCGTATTAGCGTGCATGGTGTTCGCCGTCACGCTGTCCGGCTGCCAGACGCAACAGCCGCAACAGATAACGCGCGCGGACATCGTGCGGCTTGTGAACGGCGCACAACTGGCCTTGGACCTGGGGCTGACCCTTGCAGAGATGCGAGGCGCGGACGCGGCGACCATCGACACGGCGCGGGAGCATAGTATGCTTGCCTTCGCCGTGATGCGTGACGCGTTGGCGGTGGACCTGGGCGATTTGGACCGGGACAAACTGGCCGGCGCGCTGGAGCAGTTGCGGCTTGTTGCGGGGGATGTGCTTGCGCTCTGCGAGGGCGTGGGCGTGAATGAGGTGCGGTTGCAGGCCATATCGTTGACTGTTGACCGCGCCTTTTTTGTGTTGTCGCAGGTGGTGGCAATCTCCGGTGAGCGGCTGTAAGGGGGAACAGAGATGTTTAAATTCTTAAGTTTGATTCCGTCGCTTTTCGGCATCATCCGGCGCGGCAAAACGCTGGCGACGCTGGCGCAATCCAAGACCACCAAGGCCCAATACACGGCGATCCTGATCGCGGGCGTACTACTTGCCGCCGTTGGCTATTTCGTGCCGGCGGTGGCAGACAATGATGTCGCTGTCGCCTTGATTATTCTTATCACGCCGGTCATTTCGCGGCTATTGCTATTCCGCCGAAAGCCGAACGCCGACAATGATATCGTGATGTTGGCCAAGGTGCAGCAGAGCGATGACGCGCGGGATTGGTGGGAGCCGTGGCACGATGTGCTGAGGACCGCGCGGGAATTGGGGTACGAGCGCGGCGTGGACTACGACGGGGCGGTGTGGGACATTGTTACGGGCGAGCGCACGGGCGAAACGATACCGATTGAGGCTGACTGGAGCGGCGCGCTGGGTAAATTGTTTACTGATAAGTTTGGGACGAAAAACGACGTCGAGGTATGCGCCGACAACACGGACAAAGAGCAGTGAAGGGGCAAGAATGGAGCAGCGGTACAACCATGACTTGTGCATCAAGATGCACGCGGACATTGACAAGCGGCTGGAGCATGGAGACCAAACCATGAACGCTATTTACAGGATGTTGCGCGGGAATGGCGACATTGGACTTGTCACCCGCGTGGACCGAATCGAGCAGGCATTCGCGCGGAACCAGTCGTTGTTGTGGCGCGTGTTGACACCGGCGCTGCCGCTGATTTACGGGGCGATTGTGGCCGGACTCGTGATGTATTTGCAGAGATAGAAAAGGAGTTTTAGGGGGCTTGAAACTGTCACCAAAACAGAGGGCGTTCGTTACTGAGTACCTGAAAGATTTCAACGGAACTCAGGCCGCTATCCGTGCGGGGTACAGCCCAAAGAGCGCCTATTCACAGGCAGAGCGCCTGTTGAGAAAAGCTGAGATTCAAAAATTACTCCGGGAAGCCCAAGAAAAGGCCGCGAAAAAGGCCACGCTTACTCGGGAACGGGCACTGGAAATCTTGAACGAGATTGCAGAAAACAAGGCCACGGCGACGGGCAACCGAATCAACGCCTTGGCACAGGCGGGGAAGTTTGAAGGCTGGGAGGCTGATAAGCGGATGCGCCTTGAGGTAGAGGGAACGATTTTATTGCCGCCGGGGGATCCATTACATAGCGGCAAGGGGCTTAAAAAAGTACATGCAGACACTAACTGAAAAAATAACCGACTTGCGGTGCTTCCCGGACTGGGTGATTCCCGATTACCGGGGCCTCCTCTACGACCAGTCCCGCTTCCTGGTCCTGGTCGGCGGCGCGGGGTCTGGCAAGTCGTTTTTCAGCGCGCAGAAATGCGTGTATCGGTGTCTGGCACAACCCGGCGTTCGCGGGCTTGCAGCGCGTAAAGTGGGCCGCACCATCAAGGCATCCTGCTCCGATCAGATAATGGCCGTGTTGCGGCATATGGGCCTTGCACATGAGGCGCGGCAGATTCAGACCACTGGCGACATCCACTTCCGCAACGGGTCGATTATCTTGATGACCGGCCTGGATGACGTGGAAAAAATCAAGTCTATCACAGACATCGAGTTCGTATGGGGCGAAGAGGCCTCCGAGTTCAGCGAGGGGGATATAGACCAACTTAATCTTCGGTTGCGCACCCCTGGCTTATATAGCCAAATGCTGCTTTCCTTAAACCCCGTCGGTGGCAGCAACTCTCCGATTAAGCGCCGGTTCTTTGACCGCTACAACCCGGAGTCCTCTGTTTACGTTTCCACGATCGACAACAACCCGACACTCGATAGCGCCTACACCGACAGCATAGAGCGGCTCGCGGAAAGCAACCCGACGCTGTACGCAATCTATCGAAAGGGTGAATGGGCGGTAAACACGGAAGATCTTATTTTCAGTAATATGGTCATCCTGCCGGCCGATAAGTGGCCCCGCTGGAAGGACTGCGATGAACACTATTACGGCCTTGACTTCGGATACAACAACCCCTCCGCATGCGTCGAAGTGGGCATCAAAGATGGTGCGGACTATTACCTGTCTGAGGTGCTGTATAGGCGCGGGCTGACCAACACGGACCTGATCGAGGCATTAAAGCGGGAAGGGGTTAATTCGGCCATTGAGATCATCGCAGACAGCGCGGAGCCGGACCGGATTCAGGAAATCAACGATGCGGACTTCTGGTGCACACCCCAAGACAAGGCCCCGCACAGCGTCCGGCAGGGGATCAGCCTGATGCAATCCGGGCGGCTGTTTGTCCACGAGGAAAGCACGAACCTGATCAAGGAATTGCAGGAGTATAGATGGAAGCGGGGCAAAGATGATATACTTTTAGACGAGCCGGTCAAGTACGCTGATCACTTGATAGACGCGGCCCGGGGCGTGATATTCCGCGCATTCAAGGACAAGGGCCAGTCCGCCGAGGTGGCGGTTGCGGCTTACGACTACAGGCCCGCATAGGGGGACATATGGCGGTACGCAAAAAACTTAACGCGCAATACTTTCTGGATGCCACAAGGCCCAGCGGGTGGAAGCCGTTCGCCCTGGGCAAGTCCGTGGCCTCAAAACTGGTTACGCTTGGAAATAAGTATAGCGGGGCCGACTACAAGGGCATGAACCTTGTACAGACCGTGGTGGAATCCCGTGCGGCATTTATTGCCGGTGCGGGCCTCACAGTCAAGGAAGTGGACGACGCGCGGCAAAAGGCCACAAACGATACGGGCGAAGTCTCCGAGGAAATGCGCATTGTCCAGGAAACAATCAAGTGGAATAACCTTGACCGGGAGATGTTATACTCCTACGCGATCGAGGCCGAACTTGAAGGCCGCCTGTTATTCCTGATTGAGCGGGCCGAAAGCGACACAAACGAGGTGCCGGATGGCGCCTACAATCTGCGACACTTGCCGTGGGCGCAATACCGATACAGCGTCAAAATGAAGGACGCGGACAAGTCTCTGATTGACCATATCGAGTATCAGGGCGACAACGGCAAGACCGTAGAACTCAAGCCGGGCGAATTTGTGTACAAGACTTTCGGGAGTGGCCGGTATCACGACCTGAACGGCGCACTCCCCCGCGCGGCGTGCTGTCTTGAGGATATCGAGGCGGCGCATTGCGCGCGGAACGACCTTCGCGAAAGCAATCACCTATTTGCCCACCCGACGCCGGTGTTCAAGGTGTCGACGAAAAACGATGTTGCCCCGCTGCAGAAGGCCCTGCAGGACGCGGAATGGAAGATTGGCACCATGCTCTGCACGAATGCTGAATTCTCCATTGTGGGCGTGGACACGGGTGGAACGTCTGTGCTGCTTGACGAAATCAAGGCCACAACGCAGCGCATAAGTGGGTCTACAGGCGTGCCGATATTCTTCTTGGGATACACAGAGGCGCTCACTAATCGCAGCACCGCATGGGCGATCCTGGAGGCCCTGGACGTGAATGTGCGCGGTGAGCGCGCGCGAATGGAGACGCTGTTCAACGAAATCATTTACGCCGTGATCAACCAGCGCAACGACGAAACAGGCGGCAACCTGGACCCGCAGGCGATTGTAGCCACCATCCCGGCCCCGTGGATTATCCAGCAGCAATACACCGAGGTAGCCGACCATCTACTGCAATTGTACCGGGAGGGGGCCCTGTCGCTTCGCACCCTGCTTTCCACGGTCTGCCACGTCAAAGACGTAGACAAGGAAATCCGGTCCATTGCCGCCGAAGCCTTGAGTATGAAGACGCAGACGCGCGGCGAGGGAACTGTTGACCCGGCTGCCGGCGCGGACCTTCGCCCGGCCGTGGAAGGCCTGATAGACGGCATTGGCGACGCGGTAATCAAGTACCTGGGCGATAACCTGACACGGGAGGTGCTGCAGGCATGACCCCCAAGCGCCGTAAATTTATGGAAAAGGCCGTGCAAGAGATCCTCGACGGCAAGGCCGTGGGCGACCTTATGCGCCGTATGGAAGAGGACCTGTACCAGGAAATTGTCAAGGCCTACATCGGCGAAGACCTGGACCCCGAGAGCGAGTTTGCCAAGGCGGCCCGGGACAAGGCTTCACAACGCGCGGCGGTGGTCGTGGCGGGCGCCGTGCGCAATCAGGTGGGCGTGATCCTGGAGCACATCGAAATCCCGCTCATGGATGACGGCAAACGACTTGGCGAAATCGTGTTTGACCTCATGGAGCCGTATGGTGGCCTGGACAAATCGCAGGCGAAGAAGATCGCCGAACTGGAGCGCTATTACAAGTCCAAAACGGAAGGCACGATCGGCAAGCACCGGGAGCAACTCCTGAAAGCCAACGAAAAATACCGGGGCGAACGCATCGGCAAGATATTGGATGAGGAAGTTTTCCACGTCAACAAGGCGGGGGCCTATGCGACGGCGGCGGACCTTGGCTTTGTGGCGAAACGGTCCATCCATGCCAATGATGCGCTTGTCTGCCCGATCTGCATCGAAAACGCGGCGGTGGGCTGGATACCGATCGACAGCGAATACCCGAGCATGGAATTGAATCCGCCTTTCCATCCAAATTGTCGCTGTGACGAGGTGTACGCCGATGGGGCCGCGTTGAAGGCTGAACAGGAGGCCGCTGCATGAAGACTTCCATAGACCTGCTTTACCTTCGCCCTGGCGAAATCTCGAAAGAGGAAGTTGCCGCGATTGTGGGCGAAAAGAAAATGACTGCGTTGAAGGCCGAATATGAGCACCCGGACCTTCGCTGTTTCGTCATTGCCCATGAGGGCACCGCCGAGGGCAAACTGGTGGACGACAGCCGCACGGTGATTTTATCCTACCTCAAGCGGACCATCCGCGAATTATACCGCGCCATTCAGACGGGCCTCCCGGCCTTCTTCCGACATGCGGGAGGCAATAACGTGGACCGGCTGCCGATCGGCGAAGTGGTGGGCAAACAACTCAAAGAAGATGCCAACGGCGACATGTACACCCTGGCTGTATTCCTGATTTACCCGGAATACAAGGATTTGTCCCTCGATATTGCCAGTGTGGAATCAAACCTTGTGATTGATCACGACCAGTGGGGCAACCCGGAGGTGGTGAGTGTAGAAGAGGTTTCGGCGGTTGCGCTTTCGACCAGCGCCCTGGAAGAGCCCGGGTTTCCGAATGCCCGGTTGCTGGCCGCCTTTTCTTATTTCGCAGACAAAAAGGATCACAAAATGGATTTGACCCTTGAACAGGTCAAGAACTGGTTGAGCGAAAACGCGGCGCGTCCGTCCGACATTTTCTCCGTGGTGGAAATCTGCCGGGACGCGGAGGTGGACAAGGAAATCAACCAGCGGCTGCAGACCAAGCACGAGCACGCCCGGCGGCTGGAGACGAAACTGGCCGAAATCGAGAAAGAACGCGCTGACGAAAAGTCGGACCTGCAAAAGCAGATTGAGGACTACCAGCGGCGGCTCATTGATGCCACGGCGGCGGGCATGATCACTACGAGTCTGGCGGAGGTGGAAGATGCCAAGATGCGCGGCATCGTGGAAAAGAAACTGCAGGCGGCCCTGCCGAAAGCGCTGGAAGGCATCACAGACCCTGACAAGGTGCGTGAGGCGATTGCCGCACAACAGGCGGCGGTCCTGGCTGAAATCGAAGAATTGAAAACGGTGCTGGCGCCGCCTGAAGAAAAGCTGAAGCCGGTGGACCGCAAGGATCGGCAGCCTGCACACAAACCCGGGCCGGACAGGGTGGTTGATGACAACCCGCTCGTGCCCGCCCACAACATAATTTAAGGAATCCACGTCATGGTAGACGTTTCGAATCAACACTCCACTTACCGCATTTCGGGCAAACGCGGCGACAGCATTTTACTGGGACACAAGCCCGCGCCCCAGCGTGATAACGGCGGTGTGATGGTCACGCCGTCGAAACCACAAGGGGACGCGCCCCAAGAAGAGGCCGCCCCGAAAGCAAAGGAGATCAAA